GTTTATCCTACTATTACTTCTGGTAAGTCCACGAAAGTCATCATTATTTCTACCCCCAACGGAATGAATCATTTCTACAAGTTGTGGGTTGACGCACAGAAAGGTAGAAACGGATACATATGGACTGAGGTACACTGGTCGAAAGTACCAGGCAGAGATGCTGCGTGGAAAGAAACTACTATTGCCAACACGTCAGTCAGACAGTTCACCCAAGAGTTTGACTGCGAGTTCCTAGGATCTGTTGACACACTCATAGCTGCTAGTAAGTTACGAACACTGACATATGATGATCCAATCAAGTCAAATGGATCTTTAGATGTATATGAGAATCCTATATCTGATAGAGATTATATAATCACCTGTGATATATCCCGTGGTTTAGCACAGGATTATAGTGCCTTCTGCGTAATAGATATATCCCAAGCTCCATGGAAGTTAGTAGCAAAATACAGAGACCATGATATCAGACCTATGCTACTACCTAATGTAATAGCAGACGTAGCAAAGATATACAACATGGCATATGTTTTGATAGAGGTGAATGACCTAGGAGAGGCAGTCGCATCACAGCTCCACTATGATGTGGAGTATGAGAACGTACTCATGTGTGCTATGCGTGGTAGAGCAGGACAGATAGTTGGTACAGGATTTAGCGGAGGTAAGACACAGATGGGTGTCAAGATGAGTAAGACTGTGAAAGCACAGGGATGCTCAAACCTCAAGACACTGATCGAGGATGACAAACTAATTGTAAACGACTATAACATTGTATCTGAGCTGACTACATTCATACAAAACAAACAATCATTCGAGGCAGACGAGGGTTATAATGACGACCTTGTGATGTGTCTTGTCATCTTTGCGTGGTTAGTACAGCAAGAATACTTTAAGGAATTAACTGATCAGGACATCAGACGCAGGATATATGAGGAGCAAAAGAATCAAATAGAACAGGACATGGCACCATTCGGTTTCATTCTCAATGGTGTGGATGATGAAGAGGTAGTTGTAGATAAAGAAACAGGAGATGTATGGTCATTGAAGATGGATGGTAGTGATAGCGAAGAGTTAGAAAAATGGAATACAGACGAATATGGTGACGTTTCTTATATGTGGGACTATCGGTAGAAAAGCTACTTTCTCTAAATATTATTAGACAAATTGAAATTATTCATCAGGAGTACCAAGCATGGCTAGCACACTTCTCTCACCAGGAGTGGTAATTCAAGAGAGGGATTTGACCCTTGGATCCATTGAGACAGTAGAAGTTAACGTTGGAGCGATTGCAGGTGCCTTTAGTAAAGGACCAGTAAATAAACCCGTTAGAATCTCATCTGAATCTGAGTTACTATCTAAATTCGGTGAACCAACTGACAGCAACTATGAGACATGGTTCGCTGCGTCAAGTTTTCTCGCATACGGTGGCGTACTAGATGTAGTACGTGCTAGCGGTGCATCACTTAAGACTGCTAACGTAACTGGAGCAGATATTACAATTAATAGTGTAGAAGATTACGAAGGTAACTACTACGATGGTACAGCAGCATGGGACTATGCTTCCAGAAACATTGGTACCGTAGGTAACTCACTTAAAGTTGTAGCAATCGACGCGGGTGCTAACCAACAGATTACTATTGCTTCTGCTATCCTTTCACCAGGTGTACAAGCAGGATCAACACTGAATAACGCTGCGGGTACTAAGTCTGCTTACATCCATAAGATTACTGGTTCAACAACTCTTGATCTTATCTGGATTTCTGGTGGTGCTTGGACAACAACAGATCTAGTTGATGACGGATCAAACGCTGACATCGCAGTCAACTCAGTTGCTGACTGGTATGACTCACAGAAAATTACAGGTACCTTGAACTGGAATCAAGTGGCTCCCCAACCAGGTACTTCGGTACACGTGGCTGATCGTGGTGGATCAAACGACGAGATGCACATTGTTGTAGTCGACGTTGATGGTGGAGTAACAGGAACACCTAATACAGTTCTTGAGAAGTTTCTCTATGTCTCTAAAGCATCTGATGGTAAATCAGCAGAAGGTTCTTTAGTATACTATCCAGAGGTAATCCTCAACCAATCCAATTACATCTATTGGGGTTCTCATGATAACGAGAACATCTGGGATGTATCTGGTAACGCTCTTGCTAACGCATCTAACTTTGGAGGCAATTCCACAACCGCATTTGATATTCTTGGTGAGAAGGAATATACATTTTCTGCGGGTGCTGATGACTTCAGTCTATCTCAAGCAGAGATCATCGCAGGGTATGACTACTTTGCTGATCCTGAGACAGTACAAATCGACTACCTAATCATGGGTGGCGGTGGTGCTACTGAAACTGATTCAAAAGCAAAAGCAAACAAACTGATCAGTATTGCGAATGCTCGTAAAGACTGTGTTGCTTACATCTCTCCTGATAAAGGAAACGTAATTGGAGTAAGTGACAGCAGTACACAGACATCTAACATAGTGTCATTCTTCGAGTCATTTGCCTCAAGTTCATACGTTGTCTTCGACAGTGGTTGGAAGTATCTTTATGACCGCTTCGCTGACAAGTATAGATGGATCCCATGTAACGGTGACACTGCAGGACTATGTGCTAGCACAACTGCAGCAGGAGATCCATGGTTCTCACCCGCAGGACTTAACCGTGGGGGAATCAAAAATGCTATTAAACTAGCATACTCACCTAAGAAATCTGAAAGAGACACACTTTATCAGAAGAGAATTAATCCTATCACATCTCTTCCTGGTCAAGGTATCGTACTCTTCGGAGACAAAACAGCTCTCGCTTCACCATCTGCCTTTGATCGCATCAACGTCCGTCGTCTCTTCCTCGTCATAGAGAAGACAATAGGAAATGCTGCGAAGGGAGTATTGTTTGAACTAAATGACGAATTTACTAGAAACAACTTTAACAATGTTGTCGAACCATATCTACGTGACATTCAAGCACGTCGTGGTATTACCGACTTCATGGTTGTATGTGATAGTTCTAACAACACACCTGATTTAATTGATAAGAATGAGTTCATTGCTGAGATTTACATCAAGCCTGCTCGCTCTATCAACTTCATCACACTAACCTTTGTTGCTACACGTACTGGTGTTAGCTTCGAGGAAGTAATCCCAAGGAGATCTTAAACAATGGCTGAAACCAAAGCACTGGGCGTATTAGAGTTCCAGAGTAGAATTAAGGGAGCAGTTAGACCTAACCTGTTCTCTGTCACACATAACTTCCCATCCCCTATTTTAATTGAAGAAGGATTAAATACTTACTTATGTAAGAGTGGTGCTCTTCCTGCATCAACAGTAGGTACAGTTGAACTTCCTTTCCGTGGACGTGTTATCAAAGTTCCTGGCGACAGAACCTTTGAATCATGGACAGGTACATTCTACATGGATGACGCATTTGCACTACGTGGTGCTTATGAGAAATGGATTGAACTAACTAACACTGTAGATGCTAACACAGCATCTGTAGGAATAGATAGTATCCTAGAGGACATCTATGTAACACAGATGGATAAGTTCAATGGATCTGAGAAGAAATTCAAGGACATCCGTGAATATAAATTAGTAAAGGCATTCCCAGTATCTGTTTCACAAATATCACTAGCATATGACAACAACGATTCTTATGAAGAGTTCGATGTTGAATTTGCTTATCAATATTTCGAGACATCTATTGGATCGAATACTATGAAAAGGGTTGGAACTGCTTAACTAAATAGTAGGTACAAACACGCAATATTATGGCAGAGTTATTCGGATTTTCGTTTAAACGTAGAGAGGAGGAGTTAAAGAAAAGTGCTCCTTCTCCTGTTGCCCCCACGAATGAAGATGGTGCTACCAGTTTCATCGCAGGAGGTTATCATGGAACCTACGTTGACTTAGACGGTAACTTTAAAACTGAGTACGACATGGTGGTTAAGTATCGCATGATGGCGATGCACCCTGAAGTAGACAGTGCTATTGAAGATATTATACAAGAGGCAATCGTCACTGATCAGAACGATTCGCCTGTGCAGATTGATCTGGCAAACTTAGAAGTCAGTGAATCTGTCAAAAATATGATTCGTGACGAGTTCGATTATATTAAAAACTTAATAGGATTTGATACTAAAGCCCATGAGATGTTCCGTAGATGGTACATTGATGGGCGTTTGTATTATCATAAGGTCATTGATTTACAGAGACCTCAAGATGGTATACTCGAACTCCGCTACGTAGATCCACAAAAGATCAAAAAGGTCAGACAGATCAACAAGATTCCAAAAACCGCAGACCAGTTCCAGTCACTAGACTATGGTAAGGTAGATGAATATTTTATATACAATCCAAAGGGACTAAGAAATACTTCCGCAAACTCAGGTATAAAAATTGCTAAGGATGCTATCACATATGTGACCTCTGGTATCCTCGACACTAATAAGAATATAGTATTGTCTTACTTACATAAGGCAATCAAAGTTCTTAATCAACTACAGATGATTGAGGACTCTCTTGTTATCTACAGGATATCAAGAGCACCAGAACGTAGAATTTTCTACATTGATGTAGGAAACCTACCAAAGGTTAAAGCGGAGCAGTACCTACGTGAGGTAATGAGTCGCTATAGAAACAAACTTGTTTACGATGCTAATACAGGAGAGATTAGAGATGACAGAAAATACATGTCGATGCTCGAAGACTTCTGGTTGCCACG